AAAGTAGTGATCACCGCTCCTACGGCGGCGCAGTTGCATGATGCACTGCTGCCCGAAGCGAAAGCCTGGCTGAAACAATCGCCACCCGGTTTCCGCGATCTGTTCAACGTCAAATCCGACCGCATCGAATTGATTGCTGACCCAGAACGCAACTTCATCTCCGCGAAGACGAGCAGAGCTGAACAGCCGGATGCCTTGCAGGGCGTCCACGCTGATCACGTTCTGTTGATCTGCGATGAAGCGAGCGGTGTGCCCGAACAGGTCTACGAATCTGCTGGTGGCTCAATGTCGGCACATCACGCCACAATGGTCCTGGCTGGCAACCCAATCAGAAGCACAGGCTATTTCTACGATACGTTCCACAAACTTGCTGATCGTTGGAAAACTTTCCACATATCGTGCGAGAATACCGGGCGCGTATCGAAGGAATACATCGAAGAATGCCGACTGCGTTATGGTGAGGAATCGAACACCTACCGCGTTCGTGTGCTTGGCGAATTCCCGAAGGGCGACGATGACACGGTTATCCCCCAGGAGTTGGTTGCTGACGCGATCAGCCGCGACATCGTGCCGACCCAGTTCGGACCCACGATCTGGGGCGTCGATGTCGCACGGTTCGGTGCCGACGCATCTGCGCTCTGTAAGCGAAAAGGGAACGCTATCACCGAGCCGATCAGATTGTGGCGTAATCTTGATACCATGCAATTGACGGGCGCGATCAAGGCCGAATACGACGCGAGCCCCGAAAAGCCGACCGAGATATTCGTGGACGCTATCGGGTTGGGCGCTGGGGTGGCCGACCGGCTGCGCGAACTCGAGTTGCCAGCTTACGCGATCAACGTCAGCGAAAGCCCGGCAATGGGCCACCACTACTTGAACCTACGCGCCGAACTGTGGTACAAAGCTAAAAGCTGGCTGGAAGGCCGCGATGTGCGGTTGCCGAAAGATGAATTGCTGAAAACGGAATTGACTACCGTGCGCTACACCTATACATCTAGCGGCAGAGTGAAGATCGAAGCGAAAGCAGATCTGAAGCGCAGAGGCGTTGCCTCACCCGACAGCGCGGACGCCTTCGTTTTGACGTTCGCGTCAGAGGCCGGGACCGCTATGGGTGGACGCACGGGTAGGAGTATGGGTAAGATTAGAAGGAACTTGGTGGGGGTAGTCTAGGGGGGTAGCCCGGTGGGATGGTGGTCCCACGGGCTAACTTAAACTCCCACAGCTTTACGGTTCGCCGCTCTACAGGGCCGCGAATGGTGCCCCTAGGCTCGCCTTTTTAGTGTGCGGGTGTAGTAGACATCTGAGAGGTTAGGTGCGGTGATTTTGTGCCGCCGAGAGGTACGCGCCAGTCAGTCCAACCGGGTACTCAGTCCGGCCCTGACAAGTCCTGACGCGACCAGAGCAGTTAAGAAGGGGACAGGAAGCCTGTAGTCCGAAGTGCGGTCTGTTTGGGGTCCCAGGGGGAGGCTCACCTCTGCCGAGCGTTAAGACTGTGCGAGAGAGGAAGGAGAGGGCATCCTCCTTCCCCAAGGGGTCTGCCCCTAGACGATTCAACCCTGGAGGGGTGGGGATTTAGGTTCCCGCCCCTCGCAGGGCCTAACATCAACTTTCTGGGAAGCTGAGATATTGGCCTACATAGACGAAGCCGAAACCGAAGCTGGCGTAGGGATGAGCGAGTCCGACTTGCAAGCAGCAGTCGGCAATTACATCTCCGATGCGATCCAGTACATAGACGATGATATCAGCCCGACCAGGGCAGAATCGACCAAATACTATCGCGGCGATCCGTTTGGTAACGAGGTCGATGGCCGTTCCCAGGTCGTAAGCCGCGATGTGCGTGATTCTGTACAGGCCGTCCTACCCTCCATGATGCGCGTGTTCTTCGGCTCCGAGAAGGTGGTCGAGTTCGTGCCCAGGAACGCGAACGATCTCGCGATGAGCGAACAAGCGACCGATTACGTCAACTACATCATCAAGCAGGACAATGACGCGATAGGAATATTCTACAGCGTGTTCAAGGACGCGCTGATGAATAAAGGCGGCTTCGTTAAATGGTGGTGGGACGATTCGATAGAGGTGCAGACGCACAGCTTTGAAGGGTTAGACGAGGGTGCGCTCGGTCTGATCCTGCAAGAAGAGGGCGTCGAGGCCGTAAGCGTCGAGGGCCGTCCAGCGACTGGGATCTCACCGGAACAGATCCAGCAGATGGAAGCGCAGGGTCAGCCATCACCACAAATTTACGATGTCGAGATAAAGCGCAAACGCAAACGCAACCGAATTAAGATCGAAACGATGCCGCCCGAAGAATTCTTCGTGGACGCAGCGGCTACCTCGCTGGACGATGCGATGGTTGTCGGCCACCGCACGATGTCTACCGTGTCGGATCTGGTCGCGCTGGGGTACGACCGCGATATGCTGGACGAGCATCTGTCCGACGAGTTCGCGTTCGTGGACAGCGACGAATACTCGGCCCGCTATTCTAATACCGATATGCCAGGCCCTGTGTCTGCGTATGAGCGTAAGCGCGTCTTGTATACCGAGGCATGGTGCTACATCGACTACGACGGCGACGGCATAGCCGAACTCAGGCGCGTCTGTACGGTCGGTAATAACTACAAGATTGTGAACAACGAGACTGCCGATTCGATTCCGTTCGCTATGTTCGCTTGCGATCCCGAACCGCACGTTTTCTTCGGTAGCGATATCGCTGACCTGACGAAAGACATCCAGCGCGTGAAGTCGGCGGTGCTGCGTGGGATGCTCGACTCTCTCTCGTTTGCGCTGTATCCGAGGACCGGCGTGGTAGAGGGCATGGTCAACATTGACGATGTGATGAACCCCGAGGTCGGCTCAATCATCAGAATGCGCCAGCCCGGTATGGTGCAGCAGTTGGATGTGCCGTTTTTGGGCAAAGACGCTTTCCCGATGATCCAGTATCTCGACAGCATGAAAGAAGCGCGTACCGGCCAGACAGCCGCGTCGCAGGGACTCGACCCCGATGTCCTGCAATCGACTACCAAAGCAGCCGTGACCGCCACGATCCGTGGTGCTGAACAGCATTTGGAGATGATGGCGCGATTGTTCGCTGACAGCTTCAAGCGAGTGTTTAAGGGCGTGTTAAAGCTCGTTATCACACACCAAGATCGCGAGCGCATCGTCAGGTTGCGTGACGAATGGGTGCCTATCGATCCCAGGGTATGGGACTCGACTATGGATTGCAGCGTGAATGTCGGGTTGGGCGTAGGCACGACTGACGAGCGGCTGGCTGTGCTGAACCAAATCGCGTTACGCCAACAGGAAGCGCTGGAGAAGCTGGGGCCGAACAACCCATTGGTCGGGCTAGGCCAGATCCGCAATACGCTGTCCAAGATGCTTGAGATCAGCGGGTATTCCGACTCAAACCAGTTCTTCAAGCAGGTGCCGCTCGACTATGAGCCGCCGCCGCCAGAGCCGCCCAAGCCTTCACCGGAAGAATTGCTCGTCCAGGCGCAGATGGCCGACATCGAAGCGCGTACCGCAATCGACCAGCAGAAGATCGAACTCGCGGCCATGAAACAACAGCAGCTTGACGAGCGCGAAAGCGCCAGGATCGCGGGCGACTTAGCGATCAGAGAATTCCAGGCAGAAGAGAAATTCCAGAACGATGTAGATATTGAGGTGCTCAAAGCGAATCTCAGGGAAGGGTTCTAAGTGGCCCTGACCAGCGAGCAGAAAGGACGCCGCGCCAAGGAAATCCTTGAGGACGAGGTTTTCGTGGAGGTTCTTGATAGCGCAAGGACGCACATCCTAACACAGTGGAATCTGACCGATTTCGACCAAACTGAGACTCGCGAGAGCCTTTACTACCAGGGCCGCGCTCTTGACGAGGTACTGCGTGGGTTGCGAACATTGGTAGCTGATTGGACTATGGATCAGTCACGCAATGAAAACAAAAAAGGAAGGGAACGATGAGCGAAGCCGGTACAACAGAAGCTGGCCCACGCTCTATGGGTGAAATTGAGGACACGTTCACCCAGATGCTCACCGGGGCCGAAGAGCAAACCGAAGAGGATTCTTCTGATGAAGAGCAACCTTCGACGGATTCTTTGGATGCAGGGCAGGAGGATGCTGAGTTAGCCGATGACTCAGTTGTGGATGAGCTGGGGGATGATGAACTGGACGAGGAACAACTCGATGGCGATGCCCAGGCGTTTACTGTCACGGTTGACGGTAAGCCCGAAGAGGTGCCGCTGGACGAACTCATCGCCGGATACCATCGCTATGCTACATACACGAAAAAGAGCCAGGAACTAGCACAGGAACGTCAAGGTTTCGGTGAGGAGCAACAGGCTCTACGACAAATGCACCAGCAATATTCTGGGGTGCTTGGTCAACTCGAACAGCAGATGCAAGCCGCGAACAAGCCGCCAAACATGGACTGGGACGCTCTTGAACGTGAGAATCCGGTCCAGTTCCTGAAACTCAAATACCTTGAGCAACAGAGAGCCGGTGAGATCCAAGCGGTGCAAGTCGAGCGGGCGCGTATGCAACAACTTCTTGCTGGCGAAAATGACAAGAAGCTGCAAGAGCGCCTAACGGTCGAGCAGGGTCTGGTGTTGGAGAAAATTCCTGAGTGGGCCGATGGCGATCTGCAAGCCGACGAACAGCGTAAGCTGGTCGAGTTCGGTAAGGCGGTTGGGTACAGCGACA